ACAATATTGTACAGTGTGTAAATTATATCGTGACTTTAAAGACCTTGAAGTCAGTAAAATACTTAAATGAGGGCTATGATGATCCTGATAACTTTGATTTGAATTTTGAATATTTTTTGAATGAAGAGGAATCCGACAGTTACAAAACAGATTATGTTGACAAACATAAACTGTTAAGTATTCAAAATGTAGAAAAGTTGAATAATCCATATACTTGGATGGAGGGTATAAAGCTAAGAACGGATGACCCATATACTGAATTAGCCGAAATAGTCAAGTATGGCAGTAAAGAGGCATATGAAGCGTCATTGCCTGAATATACAGATGAGTTTATGCTTGACATAGATGTAAGGGTAGCAATGTTGGAAATGGGAATAACAGAATAGGGGGTGATGATTATGAAACACGGACGTTCATATGGATTGTGTAAAAAAATTGTAGCTGTTGGAAAAATGAGTAAAGAGCAAATGCTTGAAAAATTTGATGTGCTTCTTTTATCAGGTGGCTTAACAGAAGATGATTATAAAGAGTTGGTTGACGAAATCAATAAAAATGAGGAGGACTGAATGAATGGAAACAGATGATAAGGAATTATGGGAGAGACTGACCGTAGTGGAGCAGTCCACGAAGTCGGCTCACCATAGACTGGATAGCCTTGACCGGTTGACTGAGAGTGTACATATCTTGGCGACTGAAACTAAGGCTATGAGGGAAGACGTTTCGGATATTACATCACGAGTGGACGAGATAGAGAAACGTCCGACTAAACGATATGAAACAGTTGTCGGTGCAATAATTACAGTATTAGTTGGTGCTGTAATAGGGTATTTTGTTAAAATGTTAGGATTTTAGTATTTTAGGAGGTATGTAAAAATGAAAGAATGGCTAAAATGTGCGGGTATTCGTGCAGTGAAAACAACTGCACAAACAGCAGTTGCCACTATTGGCACTGCTGTTGCATTGGGAGACGTAAATTGGGTAATGGTTGCGTCAGCGTCGGCATTGGCAGGTGTATTGTCGTTATTGACATCAGTTGCAACGGGATTGCCGGAAATGAATAACGAAAAGGGGGAATAAAATATGACGTTACAAGATACCGTTGCACTGATGAACAGTGCGGACTACAAGGAACGTTTCAAGGCAGAATATTATCAGTTGGCGAATCGGTTCAAAGGGTTAAAGAAAATGTTGGAGGAATGGGACAGGGGAAAATTAAAATTTTCCCCAACGTGTCCACGCAGTACATACGACATACAACTAAACGCAATGGCTGACTATTTGGCAGCTTTAGAGGCACGTGCAGTAATGGAAGATATTGAATTGAAAGAGGTGTAATGAAATATGACAGATAAAAAATTTATAAAACTGATAAAGGAAACAATCGTTGACTATTTTAACAGTCATGTAGATAAGACAGACCATAAAACAATTACTGAAGATGATGTGTATATTGTTTGGAGCTGCAAAACTTTGCAGAATTTTAAAGCATTAGCATCCACAACTGTTTCAGATGGTATGTATTACGAAATAACTCATGACGGAGATAAGAACGAAACATACTTTGATGTTTATAAGAAGTGGGAAAATTTCGTTGTTAGAGGTGGTAAGTATGAGGACAATAAATGATGGTTTCCCAATCAAACAGTTCAATGGTATTGACATTGATACGTCAATACAGTCATCATCGGCAAACTACTATACATATAGCAGTCGTGTGGTGAAATTCATTGTAATTCATTATACAGGAAATAAAAAGGACACAGCCAAAAATAATGCAACATTTTTTCACAATGGAGCAAGAGAATCGTCTGCTAATTATTTTATGGACGAAGCCGAGTGTTATCAATCAGTTGCATTGAATAATGCTGCATGGGCGGTGGGCGGCACAAAGGTATATAAGCATGCCGAATGTCGCAACATAAACAGCATATCCATTGAAATGTGTTGTAGCGGAAATTCCATTGTATCTGAAAAAACAATCAACAACACTGCATATTTGTGTGCAGAATTATGCAAATACATAGGCATTACGGCAGATACGGTTGATACGTTTGTTTTACGTCATTATGACGTATGGGACAAACAGTGTCCAGCACAGTGGGCGACTAATAACAGTGAAGGCTGGATTGCGTTTAAGGAAAAAGTAAAAGCGATTTTAAGAAATGAGGAGGGACTGACAGTGTCACAATATGAGGAACTTATCGAAAAAATAAAAGAGTTAGACAATAAAAAGGCAGATAAATCAGAAATGATTTATGACTGTATAGACCACAATATGCCTGAATGGGCGCATAAGCCTGTTCAATGGTGTTTGGATAATGGTATTGTATCAGGAACGGACGAGGCACATTTGAATTTGAATAATACAAAATTGTGGGTATGCGTTATTGTATATCGTGCAGTTAAATTTGTTGCCGGATTGATGAAAATTAAAATCTGATGAATAATCTATAAAAAGAAAAGCCAAACCGTATTGAAGTGAACCCCAAAATTTAGACAAAATTAAATATTAACTTGCTTGTGAATGAGTTCGGTATTGTACCGGACTCATTCCTTTTAGCTTTAAAGAAATTCTTTCATTGTTGTAATAATCAATATATCTTTTTAATTCATCTATGAAAGCTTTGACACTTTCAAATTTTTCACCATAAAACATTTCAACTTTTAATCTTCCGAAGAAGTTTTCCATTGCACCGTTGTCCATACAGTTTCCTTTTCTAGACATACTTTGTACAATATTGTGTTCTGACAGTAAACGTTGATATTCCGAATGTTGGTATTGCCAACCTTGGTCAGAATGGAATAATGGTTTCGCATTAGCGGGCAGCTTTTTGAATAAACCATCAAGCATTTCTCTAATTTGCTGCAAATTTGGACTTAATGAAATTGAGTATGACACAATTTCTCGATTATACAAATCCATTACAGGTGACAAATATACTTTATCATTACACACTTTAAATTCAGTTACATCAGTTGCTAGTTTTTCAAAAGGTTTTGTAGCTGTAAATTCTCTGTTAAGTAAGTTGTCGGCTATTTTGCCGATTTCTCCTTTGTATGAACGATATTTACTGTTTTTGCGTTGTTTTCCTTTGAGATTAAGTTTTTTCATCAGTTTCAACACAGTTTTATGGTTAATTGTATATCCTTTTTGTCTTAATACAATTAAGATTCTGCGGTAGCCGTATCTGCCTTTATTAGCTAAAAATATATATAGTATTTCTTGTTTTTCTTTCTTGTATTTATCTTTGATTGGATGTTGTATATAGTAATAAAAGGTACTACGGGCTAAACCTGATAATTGCAGCAAGTCTTTTAATGGATATTTTTGCCTTAATTCATTGACTATTGCTGCTTTTTCTCTTCTTTTAACATTCTTTTCCGAACTAAGGCACTGAGTTTTTTTAAGTATTCATTCTCCATTCTTAATCGCTGATTTTCGGCAATTAAATCTTCTTCAATTTTCTTATCAAGTTTGGGTGGACGACCTTTTGCTATTCCATCTACTTTACTGGCTCTACCTCGTCTTTCTTTCATCAGACCTTCAGCTCCTTCTTCCAAGAATATGCGTTCCCATTTCGATATTACATTATGTTTAACATCGTATTTTCTCTCTGTTTCCATTATACCCAAATGGTTTTCTCGCATATCCATTATAACAGATAGTTTGAATTCTGGCGAGTGTTTTCTATATTTTTGCCCTTTCTTTGCCATAAAAATATGCACCTCCAAAAGTGTCTAACTTTTGGGGTGCATATCATAAAGCAGACGATTTGGCTTAGGTCGAACAAAAAATATGTTGACCAAGGTTATAATAATTATATATTGTACATACATATATATTATACCATGAAGTTGTTTGTTTTTCAATACTGAACATAGTAAGTATATAGTTCAGAGTTGTAGTAATTAATCTTTTTCTTTATACAAATTACTTTTTAATTGCGCAAAAACGGTATATGATTCTTCAATCAATTTATTCACAGTTGAAATCTTAATCTTAGTTATATATTTATTATTGCTATGTATTATACTATTTCTCAAATTTCTTAAAGATGCCCATCTGTCAAAAAAACCGTTTGAAAACTTATCCATTTGTTTTTTTAGTGGCTCGTCCAA